GGGATTATTTCACCCTCAGAGAACGGATCAGCACCATCACCGGGCAATTAGGCTATTTGCAGCAGTACATCAGGGAGCAGTGCCTCAAATAACAGCCTGACTCCGGTCGGGTTTTTTTGTACCCGCATTTCACCGCGCCATGCCCGGCGCATTCATCACACAGAGTCTTCTGGAAACAAGCCTCGGAGAAACGCCGTTATAGGTGGTGACCTCTCTGTGGGCGTCGTTTCTGGGCAACGAGGCTCGTTTCTAAAGGAAATCACCAATGACATATCCAACAGTGATCGTAAGTGGCGTATCTGTACGTGTTGACAGTGAAGGTCGCTACTGCCTGAATGACTTACATGCAGCAGCAGTCCTGAACGGCGAGGCTACTGAATCGCAAAAGCCCAGTAAATTCATCCGTAGCGCATCAGTTCAGAGATTCGTTAAAGCACTGGATGCCAGAGGACAAAAACGTCCTTTGGAACATAATCAATCACTTAAAGTAATCCGTGGCGGCGACTCTCAGAGTGTCTGGGGAGTCGAAATGATTGCTGTCCGGTATGCTGCATGGATTAAGCCTGAGTTCGAGATTGATGTTTACAACACATTCATAGAAAGCCGCACACGGGCACTCGACATTCTCAACCAGCTAAACCGGCTTGACCATCTCATTGGCGGTGAAACCAAAGACATCAGCCAGTGCGCCAGCAAGATGGGTAAATGGGGGAAAGGTGGCAGAAAGGCGCTGCTGAATGAGGCTCGGAAAAACCTTATTGACCAGCTCGACCCAGACATGGTTTCACTGATGGAAGGGAAGGTAGCTTAATCAACATGCTCGGGATAACGGGTATGTAAGAGAGCCACTTTCACAACGGCTCTTCATCCCAAGGCGCATTTACGAGTGCGCCTGATGATGATTGGCTGTGAAAAAGATCCGCTGTATAATTTGAAGGTCAGGTGCGCGAGATGGCAGAGCGGAAGCTCTGACGGGACAAAGCGTGACATGAGCTACATCAAGCAGTGGTGCACGTGGCCGATACAGCAAGAGCGTGGGTTCGAATCCCACCCTGACAAACTGACCGCCTCCGGGCGGTTTTTTTATTGCCAGCGGACGGCATCGTGAACAACAACCCCAAGAGGTACACAATGCCGGACATCACCACTGAACAGACAAACCAGCTGGAGCTGCTACAGACACTGAACTACAACAACGCTGCTGTTAAAGAGGCAGTAGAGTTTATTCAGGATGATCAGTTTAAACATCGCCTGTTCATCCAGCAGTACCAGCGGCTACTGAATACAGGCTATCCAGAATCAGAAGTCGTCTCACGCGCAATCACTGCGGTGCAGGCGTCAACCGAAGCACTGGCTGTCATCAATACCACTGCTGCAACCGAATAACTCCTCCGGCCGGGCGCAGGCCGTCGCCGTCTTTCTGTGTCAGCATCGATCTGTGGCTCCTGACAGTTAGCGCACAGAGAGAATCAAAAACGCCAATACCGTGTTACTCCTGACGCCACGCAGGAGCGTTCACTCATGGTCGCTATCCGGTGCGATGGTAGACGAAACCGGGATTTTTCTATGTCGAATGAACAGTACGAGTTTCCCAGGCCCGTGCCGCACGTCAGCCTGCTGAACGATTTTCACCCCTATACCCGCCTGATCCCCGCCCCGGAAATCGGTGAGTGGGTTCAGAGCCACATCCTTTCTGCTGATGGCTATTTGCATAACCCTGACCACGGTCACCTAGTCGATGCTGATATCCGCTTTCTGTGGGCTGCTAACGGCTTCACGAAGAAGGGGCGTGTAGTACTGGGCCAGGCCGAATCAGTGATGATGCGTGCCGGTGGCTGGCAAAAGGCGCGGATGGAGCAGCAGATGTATGAGTGGTTCGGCGAGGTGCCGAAATTCATCATCACGCTGGCCGCTGATTTCTGCGCACAGTGTACGGATCTGGAATTCTGCGCGTTGGTGGAGCATGAGCTTTACCACATCGCACAGCAGGTCGATGATTTCGGCGCACCTGCATTCACCCGTGACGGTGAGCCAAAGCTGACCATGCGCGGGCATGACGTGGAAGAGTTCATCGGCGTGGTGAGGCGATACGGCGCAAGCGACGACGTGCAACAGCTGATCGACGCCGCAGCTGAGCGGCCGGAGGTAGCGAAATTAGACATAGCCAGGGCGTGCGGCACTTGCCTCATGAAGCTGGCGTGATTACCTGGACTGACCTGGACGGATGGTGAATTATGGCGGCGCTTAAAAATGACGTAAAAGCGTACATAGTTCAATCGCTTGCGTGTTTCGATAGTCCCTCTCAGGTGGTCGAGGCTGTCCAGGTAGAATTTAAGCTGAAAGTTTCCCGGCAGCAGGTCGAGTCTTACGACCCGACGAAGGCCAGCGGCAAGGCACTCGCGGCGCGCTGGGTCGATATGTTCAACGCCACCCGCGCTCGCTTCCAGAACGAAATCGCTGACATCCCAATCGCAAATAAAGCGTACCGGCTGCGCGTGCTCGACCGCATGGCAACGCGCGCGGAGGGCATGAAGAACCTCGCGATGACCGCCCAGCTGATGGAGCAGGCAGCTAAAGAGGTGGGGGACGCGTACAGCAATAAGCAGAAGGTGGAACATACCAGCCCTGACGGCACCATGACCCCGAAGCCGACAACAATTCGACTGATAGGGGTAGAACCAAAAAATGGAAAGCCAGGTTGATCTGCCAATCCCCGCAAAGCTGGTTCCTGTGTTTGCGACCGATGGCGTGCGTTATCGCGGCGCTTTTGGTGGGCGAGGCTCGGCGAAGACCCGCACCTTTGCCCTGATGAGTGCGGTCAAAGCGTATCAGGCCGCCGAAAGTGGTCTCAGCGGCGTGATCCTCTGCGCCCGCGAGTACATGAACTCGCTGGAAGAATCCTCGATGGAGGAAATAAAGCAGGCAATACGCTCGGTTCCGTGGCTTGATGACTATTTCGACATCGGCGAGAAGTACATCAGAACCAAAAATCGCCGGGTTGGTTATGTGTTCTGTGGCCTGCGGCATAACCTCGACAGCATCAAATCGAAAGCACGCATTCTCGTCGCATGGGTTGACGAAGCTGAGTCGGTATCATCTACCGCCTGGAAAAAGCTCCGCCCGACGGTCCGTGAAGATGGATCAGAAATATGGGTTACGTGGAACCCAGAAAAAGACGGCAGTGCCACGGACAAGCTGTTCAGGAAGAACCCGCCGAAAAGCTCGATGATCGTCGAGATGAACTACGGGGATAACCCGTGGTTTCCCGGCGTGCTGGAAGAGGAGCGGCAGGAAGACCTCGCGAACCTCGATTACGCAGATTACGCGTGGATATGGGAAGGGGCTTACCTCGAAAACTCCGACAAACAGGTACTTGCGAACCGCTATGTCGTTCAGGACTTCTCCTCCGACTTGTGGCAGAAAGCCGAACGGCTGCTGTTCGGTGCTGACTTCGGGTTCGCAAAAGATCCCAGCACTCTGCTGCGGATGTTCATCTTGGATAACAGCCTCTACATCGAGTACGAGGCCTATGGAACCGGCGTAGAGCTGGACGACATGTGGAAGTTTTACGCCGGTAAAGAAGCTGCCAAGCCGAAGCAACTTGAAGACTGGAAGGTCACTGACGAGGCGAAATACCCAGGCATTCCTCAGTCTCGCAAATGGCCCATCAAGGCTGATAACTCGCGGCCAGAGACGATCAGCCACATTAAGGCGCAGGGCTTTAACATAGCCTCCGCTCAGAAGTGGCAGGGAAGTGTAGAAGACGGAATCACATGCCTTCGTGGATTTAAGCAGATCATCATTCACACCCGCTGCAAAGAGACCGCCAAAGAAGCTCGGCTTTACTCGTACAAAACTGACCGCATCACCGGTGAGGTGCTTCCTGTTATTGAGGATAAGCACAACCACTGCTGGGATGCCGCGCGCTACGGCTTGGACGGCTACATAAAGCACAAACCTCAGTCAGCGGGAATGATGATCCCCAAACGACTGCAGGGCAGATAAACCAATTCAACCGGAAACAGCATGAACAAAAATCTACAACTGGCCGTCAACCACGCGTTGAACGACGCCCGGCTTGCTCGTGCCCGTTTGGGTATGCTTTCACCAACCATGGGGTTGGACTCGAAGCGCAGCAGTGCCTGGTGTGAGTACGGATTTAAAGAGGATATCTGCTTTGAAGATCTTTACAGCCTTTTCAGACGTGGCGGTATAGCGCATGGCGCTGTGCGGAAGCTGATCAGTGCATGCTGGAAGTCCAATCCGGAAATAATTGAGGGTGAAGAAAGGGATGAAGCAAGTGCAGAAACGACATGGGAGCGGAAAGCTAAAAGAGTATTCACACACCGATTCTGGCGCGCTTTCGCTGACGCTGATATGCGCAGGCTGGTAGGGAGATACTCAGGAATCTTGCTGCATGTCCGTGATAGCAAGGACTGGAATCTGGCCGTCACTCGTGGTTCTGGACTTGAAAAAATCACCGTAGCCTGGGCTGGTTCTTTAACCGTAAAAGAGTGGGATAACGGCCTTAACTCGAGAACTTACGGTCAGCCGAAATTGTGGGAGTATGTGGAGCAGTCGCCCGGAGGACAGCAGCGAAGGGTAGATGTTCATCCCGATCGCGTATTCATCCTGGGCGATTACACCGACGACGCAATCGGATTTCTGGAGCCCGCCTATAACGCCTTTGTCAGTCTGGAGAAGGTGGAGGGCGGTTCCGGCGAGTCCTTCCTGAAGAACGCGGCACGCCAACTTAATATCAACTTTGATAAAGAGATCGAATTCAGCAATCTCGCATCGCTATACGGCGTCAGCGTGGAAGAGCTACAGGAGAAGTTCAACGAGACAGCCGTTGAGGTGAACCGTGGCAATGATGTCACACTGACAACGCAGGGAGCGTCGGTTACACCTCTGGTGACATCTGTAGCCGATCCATCACCGACCTATAATGTGAACCTGCAAACAGCCGCTGCCGCATTGGATATCCCATCAAAAATACTGGTCGGCATGCAGACGGGGGAGCGCGCAAGCACCGAAGACCAGCGCTATTTCAATGCACGCTGCCAGTCCCGTCGCGGGGACCTGTCGTTTGATATTGAAGACTTCTGTGAAAAGCTCGTTGAGCTGAAAATTATCGATGCAGTGGCTCAGAAGACAGTGATTTGGGATGACCTTAACGCGCAAACAGCTTCAGAAAAACTGGATAGCGCACTGAAGATGGCGCAAATAAATACTGCGTTGATAGCCACGGGAGAGCAGGCGTTCACCGGCGAAGAGATTCGAGTGGCAGCCGGTTACGAAGGGTCACCTGAGCCGTTAGGAGAAGGGGGTGGCGATGAAGATAACGAAACCACCGATACTGCCGGGAAACAGTAAAGACCCGACAGGGATTGACCGGCTGGAGCGCGGTGCGATGAAAGAATTCGCCAGGCGCATGAAAAAAGTCGGAAACGCTTATGCAGCAGCACTTGAAAGATTCCCCGCCACACTCGCAGTAAACGCCCGGTACGAATATCAGCTTGATCCAGTCCTTCTGACGATGACGCTTAACGATGCCAGTATCCTAGTAGACACTGTCCTTCTGGAAGGAGAGCAGAGTAAAAACTGGTTCACTGAACTTTATGTCGAGGCAGCCGTAATTCGCGGTACAGCGCAGACATTCGCAAATCTTACGCAGCAGTCCGCGGTGTATGCCGCCGATCGCGAATCACTACAAGCTTTGTTGATGAGTGACCCATATCAGCGCCGGATGGAATTGGTTTATGCCCGTACATTCGAGGAAATGAAGGGACTAACAGCTACTACGAAACGCAACATGGCGCGTGTGCTGACTGATGGGATTGGTCGTGGAATAAGTCCCCGCGAAGTGGCTCGTAATCTGCGCGATCAGGTGGGCGCTGAAACGCGCAGAGCCAACACAATTGCCCGAACCGAAATGACGGGAGCGCTACGCCGTGCCCGGTGGGATGAAGCAACTGAAGCTCGTGATGTGCTCGGTTTGAGAATTAAGCTACTTCATCAGTCAGCGTTAAGCCCCACAACCCGTCAAAGCCATGCTATCCGCCATGCTCACCTTTATACAGTTGAAGAGGTGCGGGAGTGGTACTCAATCGGAGCCAATGCCATCAACTGCAAATGCATGCAGGTGGAGGCTTTGGTGGATGAGAAAGGAAACCCACTCAATCCGAAGGTGATCGAGCTGTCCCGCAAAGAATTCGAAGCACAGTGGCAAAAAATGGCCGCTAACAAATCATTATGTCATTGCTGCGCAAAGGCAGCCTGAGGTTAACCCATGCCAATGCAAGTAAACGTCACCACGCGGGTGAACAGTCAGTCTATTCGCCGTGAAGTGTACAACGGTCGCGATCACATCGTTATACCCAGCTATACGCTGCCTGCCAACGTCATCATGAACAACGAGTTGTATCCCGAGTCGGAGATCGACGCTCATTACCAAGGATTGGAGGGAACTTTAGCACCGCTGGGCCACCCGACAGTAAACGGACAGTTTGTCTCAGCTTTCTCCCCAGAGGGTATCAACGTCGGCTATGCCGGTGCGTGGAACCGAAACGTGAAGAAGTCGGGCAATCGAATTTACGTTGAGAAGTGGGTGGATGTACTTAAAGCCAATGAAAGCGCCGGAGGCCGGGAGCTGATAGAGCGGGTCGAAGCTATTGAGCGTGGTGACGATGTTCCACCGATCCACACCAGTGTTGCTGTATTTCGCGACCAACTGCCGTCCACCGACGAGCAAAAAGCCATGGGCGCTGAATTTGTTGTGAAAATTCATGCAATGGATCATGACGCAATCCTGCTGCATGAAGTCGGCGCAGCCACCCCTGAGCAAGGAGTTGGTCTGATGGTCAACGCAGACCTTGCCAGGCCGCTTTTAGTTAACTCCGGTGCCCTGGTCGGCGAATCTTACCGCGAACGTGAACGCCGCCTCGAAAAGGCAGCACGCGACCAGTTTGCCGCCGGGCCGGATGACTACGCATGGGTGGCTGACTTCACAGACTCGCAGGCGATCATCATCCGCAACGGCGGAGATGCACAGGTCTACGGATACACCTCTGATGGCGGGAAAATCACGTTTGATGCCGACGGCACAAAAGTAACCCGGCAGGAGTCATGGGTTGCGATCGCCGCTAACAAGGTTAAATCATTTTTTACTATGCAGGATGCTCCTGCTCCAAACCACCGAACGGAGGGCGAGATGCCTTTAACTACTGAAGAGAAACTAGAGCTGATCACGGAAATCGGTAAAGGGCTGGCAGCCAATCTCGCTGATGCGCTGAAGCCGGTGACTGAACAAATCCAGCAGTTGCAGACCAACCAGACTCAGATCACTGATGCTCTGACCGCCAACAGCCGCGCTGAGGAGACCAACAAACGCACGGCTGTTGCTGCTGTGCATGGCGAAATCGTGGCGAACGCGCTGGCCGGTGAAGCGCTGGATTCAATGTACAAGTCACTGGGCAGTGCCGCGCCGCTGGGGGCTAATTCTGCCACCAATCAGGCACCAACTGGCGCGCCTGACTACAAGACCTACTTCAATGGAGGTGCTGCTTAATGGCACGTTATCGCCGAGTTAATATTGACGGTCAGTCGCTTTATAAGACCGAAACCCGTGTAGCGGCCGCCGCACTTCTTCCCGGCACCGCTGCATACATCAACAGCAGCGACCAGTTCGCACAGGCAACCGCCGCGCGTGGTCGCCTGTACATCATCGACGTAGCCTATCATCAGGGCCTGAAAATCACCGAGCCGGTACCAGCAGGAGACTCTGCTGTCGGTAACTACGTAGAAGAGGGGCGCGAACTGGCCCTGCTTTGCGTGCCGGGTGCCTACAAGAAGGACAGCCCGATCAAGCTTGGCTCAAATGGCCAGTTCACGCTTGCAACCGCTGATACCGACACAGTGCTCGGTTACAGCCAGGACGAAGCGACGATCGCTGCCAGCACTACCGACTTTATCCGCGTGCGTATGCGCGTCGGGACCGTAGCCTCTGGCGCGTAATCAGGAGAATAAAATGTACTTTACCGCTGAAACACTGGCTGCAAACAGCCGCCTGCGCGCCCACTGGGGCGAACTGTGGGCCAACCGCGATATCTTCAATACCCAGCATAACTTGATGGTGAATGCCTATCGTAGTGGCATGACGCCGGAAATGCTTGCGGCTAACGCCGTGGGTGGCTTTACTCGCGAATTCTGGGCCGAGATTGACCGTCAGGTAATTCAGATGCGCGATCAGGAAGTCGGGATGGAAATTATCAACGACCTGATGGCGGTTCAAACCGTGCTGTCGATCGGCAAAACGGCAAAGCTCTACACTGTTGCTGGCGATATTGCAGATGATGTCTCTGTGAGCATTGACGGTCAGGCGCCGTACTCATTCGACCACACCGATTACGATAGCGACGGTGACCCTATCCCGGTTTACACCGCTGGTTACGGCGTTAACTGGCGTCACGCTGCCGGTCTGAGTTCTGTCGGCATTGATGCTGCGCTTGATGCGCAGTCTGCCAAGATGCGCAAGTTCCACAAGCGCCGTGTTAAGGGATACCTGGACGGCAACGCCACGGTATCAGTTGATGGCCTCAAGTCGCAGGGTATCCGCACGCACCGTAATACTGCCAAGATCAACCTCGGTTCTGGTGCAGGCGGCGTGAACATCAACCTGACAACGGCAACCCCGGCACAGTTGCTGGCTTTCTTCGGTCCCACCGGTGCTTTCGGCCTGACAGCGCGCGCGAACAAAGTCACAGTCTACGACGTGCTCTGGGTGAGCTATGAAATCTGGGCAAACATGGCTAAACCGTACCTGATTGAGGTCGGCGGCGGTTCAAATGCAATGGTGAGTGGCACTGTACTGGATGCGATTTCGAAGTTTATCCCGGCCAAAGAAATCAAGCCTACCTACGCGCTGACAGGTAACGAATTCTTCGCCTACCAGCGCCGACAGGACGTGATCACCCCTCTGGTTGGTATGGCGGTTGGCGTTGTTCCGTTGCCGCGTCTGATGCCGCAGAGCAATTACAATTTCCAGATCATGTCTGCTGAAGGTTTGCAGATCAAAAAGGACGGTGAAGGCCTGTCCGGTGTTGTCTACGGCGCTAACATGGCATAAGGAGCAAGTCATGGCTGAAAAATACCAGGTAACGAAGGCATGGCATGGCGTGGCTGTTGGGGATGTGGTTGAGTTGGATAAGCTCCATCCTTCACTAAAGGCCCATGTGCTGAAGCTTTCCGAAAGCTCTGTAACCGCTTTGTCTCCGGCCACACCGGACGGAGCCATCGACAAACAGGCACGCAAACAGGCAATTACTACGCGCCTGACTGAGCTGGGCATTGAGTTTAAAGGCAATCTTGGTGCTGAAAAGCTCGCAGAGCTACTGCCTGATGGCGAGATTGAAAAGCTCTTTCCCGCTGAATAAGGGCCGTCTATAAGGCGGTTTTTTTATGCCCTGTTTCGACAGGGCTGTGAGGTCTTCATGGTCACTCAGGAACAGGCAAAAGAATATCTGGAAAGCCAGGGTATTACGTTGCCGAATTTTATTCTTGACGCGCTGATTGAGCAGGCTAACAGCATTCAGGAGTGTCTGGATGCTAATTACTCATCAGCCACCGCGCTGCTGATACAGATGTACCTGCTCGGCCTCATGGGGTTGGGGCAGGGAGATAAGTACATCAGTTCACAGTCAGCACCTTCTGGCGCATCCCGTTCATTTCGTTATGGCTCGTTTGCCAATCGCTGGAAAGGCTCCTTAGGACTGCTTCGTGGTCTGGATAAAAAGGGTTGTGCAACAAGCCTTATCCCAGCGGACCCGACTCAACAGGCTTTTGCTGGTATCTGGGTCGGCAAAGGCGGCTGCATGTGCGGAGGTACTTAATGAAAGTGGCGAAATCTGGGATCATCAAAGGTTTGTGCGTGAGCATGGCCTACACGATTCACGGAGAGCAAAAAACCTTCTCTGCACGTATCAAACGCAGACCAGGTTATGGCGATTACCTGGAGCTGTGGCAGGGTAAGCCAGAGTGTCGGTTCGTTCCTATCGGCGGCAATCGTAAAATCAATGTGAAGCATATCGACTGGCACGAAATCACGCTGATCACAGATGACTGTGATTGCCCGGATCAGTTTGAGGATTACCTCTCATGAGTTCGATAGGCCGTTGGTCCTACACCGCGCCCTGCACAATCTGGAAACCCCTAGGTAAAGACCGCTACGGGCAGCCGCTGGGATGGTCTGCGCCACTGGTCATAATGGCCGACTATCAGGGCGGGCTTTCGAAGCGACTGGGCGATATCGGTTTTGAGCAGGTGGTCAAAAACACGTTTTGGACAGAGTATGCTGAGGCCAAGACTGGCGACCGTATCCTCATTGGTGCATCAGATGAACCGGACCCAATTGCCGCCGGGGCTGATGAAGTGATGCAGTCTATCCAGTACGCCGATACATTCGAGCGCCTGACGGATGACTGGGCAATTCTGACGGGAGTCTGATATGGGCGTGAAAGTAAAAGGTATTAAGCAGGTCACCCGTAACGTCAATCGGGCGATCGACAATATCCAGGACCGTAAAATCGTCAGGGCTCTGACCAGTGCGATGCTTATCGGTGGGGGACAGGTCGCTATCTACACCCCGATCGACACCTCGTATCTGATTAACAGCCAGTTTCGCGAAATCATAGTCACCGGCACGCGAATTACCGGGCGTGTAGGGTACACGGCGAATTACGCCGTTTATGTGCATGACCCGAATGTAAAACAGAAATTCAGGCGGGCCACAGCGCAGAAAGAGTTCCTGACGAAGGGCTTCGAGGACACGGCATCGCTGATCCGAGCAACGGTTGAACAGGAGATGTCGCTATGACCCCTCCGATGTACCAGCGCGTCAGTGATTTGCTGGAGAGTGCCGGACTGACAACAGGGTATGAGGTTCAGTGGCTGTTATGGCGAGACAACGGCAACCAGAAGCAGTGTTATATCGTTATCAGGCCGAACGGAGGCACAGCAATTGATCACGACATGGCCTCAGAGCATTACGTGATGGTCGATGTTATTACCGGCACGTCGCCGGGGGACTACGCCAAATCGGAGGCTGACGTGCAGGCGATCGTCGATTATGTGCAGCATAACCCGCTAAACCCCTGTGTCGGTCAGATAACCAATATGGGCGGCATCCCGTCGCCTATTCCGACTACTGAGGGACGTATTGTCTGGCGATTACAGTTCTCCTGCCTGTTCGGTGGTTGATACCGAAAACACACTTACAAGGTCGCCTGGAGCGGCCTTTTTTATTATCTGAAATGAGGTAAGCAACTATGCAAGGCTGCCCTACTAATAACGGCCAGCTGATTGGCCGCGCTAAAACGCTGGAACTGGCATATGGCTGCCCGGACCAAGTGCCGGGGGAGGCCGACTGGAAACTGCTGGGTTTGCCAACGTCGGCAACGTGGGATTTAAGCCCGGAGGCGCTGACGTCTGACGCAGATAACGGTGGTTTTTCCGCCAGTATGATCGTAAGTCTGGACCCCACCTATTCGATTGAAGGTGAGGTACGCGTAAACGATCGCACCGATGAGTTCGGTATTCAGCAGGCCGTGAAATATGTGGTCGATGAAGTACGCGCCCGCCGACAGCCAGCCGTCTGGATGCGTTTCCAGTGGGGTGATTATTACCACATCGGCTATATGGTGATATCTGGCCTCAGCGATGGCGGTGGTGTGAAAGAAATCGTGACCTACAGCCTCGAGCTGAAGATTAACGACGGCAACACTTTCCAGATCATCGAAGCTGACAGCGACATTCCGGTCACCGGCGTCACCGTTCTGCCGACGACCAGCAGCATCGCAGCTGGTACCAGCACCACGTTCTCCGTTACGGTCAATCCGGCAGATGCTGACAACAGACTGTTTACCGTCACCTCGTCCGTTCCGTCGCGCGCTACGGCGGCATTTGCAGGCAATACAGTTACCGTGTCAGCGCCATCGGGTGCCATTGCCGGAACCGCAATCATTACAGTGAAATCGGTAGATGGTGACTTTACGGCAACGCATACCGTGACAGTTACCGCAGCGTAGTCAAACCAAAGGGCAGCCACTGAGTTGCCCTTGCTTTTGCTTACGGGGGATTTATGACACCAGTTAAAGAGATCGGCGAGTGCCTGATAACCGTCGGTGATGAGGAATTTTTCTTCCGTCCATCGTTCCTGGCTATGACGCGGATCGGGGAGCCACGAGAAATCGTGCAGGCGTTCTATGACCTGCATAATGATGAAGTGACACCGCTGCTACAGCGCGCTGTCGATGCTTACGGAAGAGTACCTGAATGGCTGGTGCGATACATCGATGGGCAGCAGATAGCCAAAGCATCGATATCGGCGGCAATGACTATAATCGCCGCATGCTGCGACCGTGACGTGTCACGACTGACGGGTGAATTGCGGCCCGCGAAGGCAGGGCGCACATTCAAATACCGCCCGGGCGCGATGACGCCGTTTGACATGGTGGCGGTCGCGCAGGCGCTGATTACTCACGGTATCATCGGAAAGGCCAAGATTCGCCAGCTACAACGCCACGAAACCGGCCAGGCTACCACTGAGTTCCGCGCCTTCGAGTACATCAGCGCCGCCCGTAATCAGTTCGGCATTAGCCGCGATGAAGCTCAGCAGCTGTCCATGACCGAATTCACCCTAATGCTGGCCGCCAAATATCCCGATCAGAAGGGATACACGAGGGAAGAGTATGATGCTGAGGCGGATGAATATTTTGCCCGGCGAACACGGCGACTGGCGAAAACCACTTGATAAATGATCAGTAACGCTCACTCCAAGCAGCAGGTAAACTTCTGCTAAAAAGGAGGGGCATTATGCAGGACGAAGAGGTGCGACTTGAAGTTGCAAGACAGGCTCTACAAAAAAGAATGGAAAAAGTTACACCTGAGCTACTGTCCCAGTTTATGTTTGAGCGCGGTGTGCCTGTTGTTAAATGTATGTTATGCCATAGCAATGATATAGGCATACCTCAGGCAGCGAAATTAACAGAGGCTGGTCCACGTGGGTCAGTTTATACCTATGTCAGGTATGTCACACTGGACACCGATGGTCCAAGAATGGCCTTGGATAACTTTGAGTACCGACTGATTTGTAACAACTGTGGTTTTACCAGTCACATCGCCGTTTATCCGGTGCTAAGATGGATTGAAGCTAAGGAAAAAAAAGATGAGTGAACCGGCGCTGGATAATGTGACGGTTGGCCCGTTTCCTCAGCATGGGAGGAAAACTGGCAACGAACCACCAGACGGAGGAGATGAAATGCTTGAGAAGCGAGTCGAGAAACTTGAGCGGGATGTCTCTGAGATAAAGACAGATCTGGCGGTCATTAAATCAAATTATGCGACAGCTGCAAATGTTGCAGATGTAAAAGTAGATATTGCCAATACCAGAACAGAGATAGCTAACGCTAAAGCAGATCTGCATAGCGCTCTAAGACTCCAGGCTATGGCAATTGTCGGTTCTGTTATCGCTGCTGTTGGTGTTGGAGTAGGCATAATTATTAAGCTTATGCCACACGCTTAGCTCTTATCTAACCCGCCACCCGGCGGGTTTTTGCTTTCTGGCCCACTCAGGTGGGCTTTTTGCGACCTACGATTTTCTCCTTCAGCTACAGGTCGAGCAGGTCGACATAGCGCTGAGTTCCCCAGCCTTCGCTTGTCATTTTGCGCTCTATGTTATCCGCCCGGCTGTTGTCGCCTTGCTTGCGAAGTATGGCGCACAGCGTGTTGGCTGGGGCGTGAGCGGGGTAACTGAATTGGTGAGGGGAAAGCTTTCCGATAATCCGCGCATACTCGTCAGCCTCCGCCCGATGCTTCTTTTTCAATGAGTTGATAACGATCGCAGATATCGATACTGATTTCTCACAGAGCGCCTTCACTTCATTGATTTTTTCCGGGTGCTTTTTCGGTTTGTATAGGCTCTTAATTTCTTCGTGCATAGCGAAGTGTAGATCAACAATTTCTTGATGCGTCATGCTGGAGATGCGGGCGATTTGCGTTGAAAATTTTTCCACGTATCAGTCCTCAATTTGGTTTCATTTATCCTATCACGACTGCTTTCTTGCTTCCCATTGCACCGGTTCCCCGCTACGATTCAGTGACTTGTTACTAATGGGGATAGGGATGTGAAAAAGTTCGTTATTGCGTCAGTGGTGGCAGTTTTATTAGTAGGCTGTTCAACCTCCGGAAATCGCTCTCTGGAGTCTGAGAGCCAGATAAGCCTTGAGAGTAAAATACAGAAAGGCGTGACAACCAAATCTCAGGTCAGGCAGAGTTTTGGTGATCCGACAGGGGTAAGCTTTACGGACGGAGGAAATGAGGTCTGGACCTATTCATTGGCAAAGGTTCGAATTGACGGGAAAACCTTCATTCCATTCTATGGCCTCTTTGCGGGTGGCGCTAACACAAACATGAAACAATTGGTGATCTTGTTTAAAGGGGATGTTGTCGAAAAATACACAATGTCCGAGTCAAATACTCATACCCGCTCTGGAATAGGTGGGTGATATTAACTAAGTCTCAGGATTTGATTTTTTTATCCATCTAAGCATCTGTTTAAATTGGTATTTCCTCAGTTGAGCCAGCGATAGCGCTAATCGACAGTTTGAATTGCTCGAATCCATAAATCAGTATTTATCGATAATTAGTGGTAAGGAAAATGAATAATAAGATTTCAATAAATTAAAAGCCCACCTCTCATCTTTTTGATATTTAATAGATGAGGCAATAAAGCAGGTTTGTGAACCACTAATAATTAATCAACCCCGCCCCGGCGGGTTTTTTTATGCTTGGAGAATAGCAAATGTCACGTACCGTAGATGCTGGCAGCATCATTTATGAAGTCGATATGGACACGGCCAAACTATTGCAGGCCCGCCGTGATGTTGATGCCGCCCTAAACGGTATGGGCGGTAATATGGGTCGCCTTGAGGCCAATATCAATCGAACTGAACGCGCCTCAGATTCTGCCGGTCGCAGTATGTCGAAACTTACAGCGGTAGCTGGCGGCCTGCTTGCTGCTCTCTCCGTGCAGCAGGTTGGAGCCTACGCTGATGCGTGGACCGAGCTGAATAACAAAGTGGCTAACTCCGTTAAACAGGGTGAGCAGCAGGCCGAGGTTATGCAGCGCATCTTCGATATCTCCCAGGCTACTCAGGCCAGTCTGAACGGCACCGCTACCTTATATGCGCGCCTTGAGCGCGGCACGCGTCTGTACAACACAAGCGCTGAGGATCTGGTCAAGCTAACGACGATTATCAACCAGGGCTTCGCAGTTTCCGGCGCAACAGCTCAGGAAGCGGAAAATGCCATAATCCAGTTATCCCAGGGGCTGGCTGCTGGCGCGCTACGCGGTGAGGAATACAACTCCGTGGCTGAACAAGGTAGCCGCCTGACAAACGCCTTAGCTGACTCATTGGGTGTGTCTATCGGTCAGCTAAGAGCAATGGCTGCTGAAGGAAAGTTAACTACAGAAGTCGTGGTCAATGGCCTGCTTTCGCAGGGAGAGGCTATCGGCAAAGAGTTTGCAAACACAACCGTTACCATTTCCAAAGGGCTTCAGGTAGCCGGTAATAACGTTACTAAGTTCTTCGGTGAAAACTCCACGGTTAAGTCATTCGCTGCCGGATTCCGCGACTCAGTAATTACCATTTCTGAAAATCTGGAAATGCTAAGTGGTGCGTTGATTGCCGCCGCAGCGGTGATGGGCGGGCGATTTACTGGTGCGCTGGTAATGGCTACCGCATCTCAGGCTTCGAGAATCAGGACAACTATCCAGGGAATTGCTACTACCCGGCAGGCAGCTCAGCAGGAGGCGGCTGCCGCAGCAGTAACATTGAGAAAAGCTGACGCAGATAAAGCCGCAGCTCTGTCTGCTCTTAATCTGGCAACTGCTGAATATAACGTAGCCAGAGGGTCAGCGGCAGAGGCTATCGCCCTTGAAAATGTCATTCGTCTGCGCGGGGTTTACGTGGCAACTGCGGCTGAAGCGGCGTTAGCTAACAATGCGTTAGCTGCGTCACAGGCAAAAGTTGCGGCAACCGGCCTTACCCTTTCAAATACTATGAGGGCTATCAATACCGTCACCGCTCCGCTGGGTGGGCCTATAGGTGTTTTAGCAATTGTCGCTGCCGGTTGGTATCTGTACGCGCAAAGGCAGGCTGAGGCCAAGCGGGAGTCCATAGCGTTTGCAGGCACACTGCCCGATGTAATAAAGAAACTTAAGGAAATGAACCTTGTCCAGGCTCAGGGTGTCCGCGCCGATACGATTACGTCCTTAAAAAATCAGAAAGAAGAGATTACTGAACTTGAGTCTCACATTTCCGATTTAAACGAACAGTACAAAGAGCGAATTGCTCTCGCAAGGCCGATGGGTCTGACTGATGAGAAAAATAACGGACATTTGCGAATTGCCAATGAACTTACACTTGAGCTAGCCAAAGCAAACCGGGATCTTGCCGGGAAAAATGCGACTTTAAATCAAACAAATGATGCCCTTAAATTGATAAATATTCAGGTCAATAAGGGCATCGTCGATCAGATGAAGGCCGCGCGAGAAAACGCTCTGGCCGTTGCTGAGGCTGAAAAGCAGGCCTCTTTCTTGGGCGGTACGCAAGCTTTTCTTGCCGATAAGCTGGGCCAGACTACAGCTGCCATGCAGAAGTTTAACGCCGAGAGCCTCAAAATAAACTGGGGTGGAACCGCTGGTGAGAAACTTATCAAACATGCCGAGCGACGTTTAGAGCTATCAAAACTTGAGGGAGAAGCCAAAGCCCGGCTTCAGGCTAAATATGACGCTGAGGATGCGGGAACGGTAGATTCGCTGGCAATTAAGCAACTTCAGGATATGTATGCTGCCACGGAAAAGAACACTCAGGGTCGTAAAGATCAGAAAAAAGAAGATAACGCGGCGACCTCAGCGGCCAGCAAGTTGGCAAACCAACAGGAGTCTGTTACCCAGAAGCTAGCCAGCCTCAAGCAACAATCCGAGCTGGCAGCCGGTTCCACACAGGAGTTAAGTCGCGAACAGGCCATCCTGCGCGCCGAGCAGTCGCTGGGAAAGGGCGCTACAGATACACAAATTCAGCAGGCCCGGACCTATGCCGCAGCAATTTGGGATACAGCAGCAGCCGTTAAAGCCCGCAATGCCATCCCTGAGCTGAAAGAGAACGCCGACTATACTGCGCAGAAATCCCAGCTTGAGTTGCTCAAAAACGCGACGGATGCGAACGGTAAGCTGCTCATTAGTCAGGAGCAGTACAACGCAGCTTCTGAACAAATGGAGCAGGAGCACCAGACCAGGCTGGCGCAGATCCGCGCAGGCCTGGTTGTTACCCCTCAGCAGCAATCTACTGGGTTGGTTGACCCGGTGCAGGCACTGGCGAATGAACACGCCAAAAAACTGGAGCTTATCAAGCAGTTTGAATCTCAAAAAGGCCAGATAACTCAGCGAGGTATTGAGCTGATGAATGTGGCAAACAAGCAGTATGAAGAACAGCGCGTTGCTGCTCAGTGGGAAATTTGGCGTAACCAGAGCGCTGGTAATGAGGCGCTAGCCGCATCATTCGATGCACTATCCGGTAATGCCTCCAACGCGCTGACAGGCATGATCACCGGCAGCATGAGTGCCAATGAAGCAATGCGGTCACTCGGCTCTACCGTTCTTAATAGTCTCGTCAACGCATTCGTTCAGATGGGTGTTGAATGGGTGAAATCCTCTGTGATGGGGGCAGCTACACAAGAGGGTGCAATTTCAAGAGTTACGGCGGCATCGGTCACAGGTACTGCTACATCAACGGCGGCGAGCACATCAGCGGCCGCAGTGACGACGGCAGCATGGACGCCAGCAGCGATAGTTGCATCTATCGGCTCATTCGGAGGCGCAGCGGCTATTGGCATCAGTGCTGTTCTCGGCGCGCTGGCGATGAACGTCGCTGGGAAGAGGAAAAATGGTGGTCCTGTCTCCGCTGGATCGATGTATCAGGTGGGCGAAGGTGGAATGCCTGAAATCTATCAGGCGAGCAACGGAAGCCAGTACATGATCCCCGGAGATAACGGGAAGGTACTGAGCAATAAGGACATCAGCGGTGGTGGTGGGCTGAATTTAGTTGTGAACTTCAATGATTACTCCAGCGGCCAGCACTCGTTTGATGTTCAGGCCAGCCAGAATGGAGATGTTTGGACTTTAGAAGCTTTCATCGCTGATGTTGCTAATGGGGGTAAGGCCAGTCGTGCAATTTCTACTTACCATAATGCTCCACGCAAAGCAATTGGAGGTTAATCATTAATTTAAATGATAAGTTTCGGTTTTTTTCGGTATATTAATTAGGCATAAAAAACCTTAATTAACCTCATGAGGCTCCTATGACTACTGAAGAAAATGAAGTGCCGCTGGAAGAAATTAAGTATACCCACCCTCCTAAAGATCACCTACTAACAGACTTTATCGTTTGGGCAAACAAGGGGTTATCAGTCGGGATTACACTGTCTGTTAAAGGAACTATCTACAGCGGAAAAATTATTGGAGGGGCGCATTGGTGTGATTTGATGGCAGAACAAATTTCGTCCGCTTTTCAAGATGGTGAAACAAAAGAGGCAGTTAAGGATCACTTCAACAATATTAAGAAAGAGATATACTCCGATACAACCTATGATTATGACCTTATTGAATTTATTCACCTAGAATCGGTAAAAGTTTACCAGGGGTCACAGCTCATTCCTGCGCCTGATACCGTGTGGCGGCTAAAAGTAGGTGAAGTAGACGGTTTTAGCATAGGTTATTGGTCTTGATGAACTAACCCGCTCCGGCGGGTTTTTTAATGGCGGAATATATGGCAATCCCTTACCCCGACTGGCTGCCGCTGGCGCAGAAGTCCAACAAAAACCCAAAAACGGACACCGGATTTCGCACCGACCAGCCTCAAGTAGGCGCGCCAATCTTCCAGAAGCTGACCGACGATCTGAAAACCTCGTTTTCGCTGACGTGGATTTTCACCGAGTACCAGCACCGGGTGTTCATGCAGTGGCTGCGGCGACCTGACTATCTCGACAACGGTAACCAGTGGTTCACGATGCGAGTCGGCACCGGAACTGGCGACGCCGGAATAGAGATGCTGGAGCTGCATTTCACCGCGTATCCAACGTGGAGCCAGAGCGGGTCAGTTTACACATGGTCCGGTGACGTTATCTGCCGACAGCTGCCGAACTCAGACGACGACTACGGCGACCTGATGATAGAGCTTCCTCCGCCGTGGGGCAGCATTCTTGACGAAGTAATCACGGAAATCATACCGGAGGCATAATGCCAACACTGCGCGAAATCAGAGCGCAGAGGCCCAATCGCATTCAGTACGAAACCATCACCTTCCATCACTCAACGTTCGGGTATGTGCGGCTGGTGAACAACCAGATTTTCGCCAAGCAGCTGGCGGGCACGACGTTCGAGCCATGCCGGTTCGAGTTGACGGAAAGCCAGCAGAGCAATACCCCTGTTATCGACAGCACCCTGAAATTTAGCCGACTGGCCAGCGACTTTAAGCAGAAACTTAAAGCGTGGCGCGGCTATTCCCGCATAACTCCAATCACAGCCACGTTTGCGCTCTATGACGCAGACCAGGTGACGCTGCTGAAATCGTGGGTGCTGTACGTGAGTGACTGCAATATGGATGAGTCTGATGTGAATGTGTCTCTGTCGATGACCAATCCTCTCAACAAAAACGTAGGACTTCTCTATGACCCAGCTGAATGGCCCGGCCTCGTTAACGGGTAGTGACTTCGCCCGGGCGATGATCGGCGTACCATGGGCGAATCGGGCGTGTTCATTGCAGGCCTGCGACTGCTGGGGACTGGTGGTGTTGTACTACCGGCATGTGGTCGGCGTGGAGATTCACCACTCGCCGGGCTACGAAGCGGCCAGCGACTTTATCAGCTGTTTCGCTGAAGAGGTGGTGTTCTGGCAGCCGGTACCAGCACCGCAAGAGGGCGGCATCTTCATCGGTTACGACGGCAATCAGCAGGCACATGTTGGTTTGATCATCGATGGCAGGGCGCTGCACAGCCGCGGCGAAAACGGTGCCGTACGCAGCGATCGTCTCTCCGCTGTCGGGAAGGTTTTCACCAGACTGGAGTACATGATTTATGCCGGTAATTGAACTACAGCGGATACCCGGCGCGCCTAAAGAGAGGGTCAGCGTCCCGTCCGG